GGTCGGTCCAACTACGACAGAGGGGCATGAGGAGGCTCCGTGTCAGATATTCGGTTGAACGTGAATATGAGTCGGGATGCGGCCGTGCGGAAACACCACGTCGGCCACACGCTGAGACATGACGAAACGTATCGGCTTACGAGCGTCGAAGTCCTCTGACCCGTCTGCCATCTCGTCTTGAATTTCGCGGACTTGGAGCAGCCGATGACATGCGCCAGTCGGCGGTACGCACGCGAGAAAACTGTTCTTCAGTGACACGAGGCCACCGGCTCCGCGGCGCTTTCGCTCATGCACTTCGATGGCACCCTTCCGCAGACAGACGTTGCAGCGGAAACCGTGGTAGACGCGAACCTCGTGCCGACTGGCGCGGTCGTCTCGGAGTTCTTGTTTGGCCGTTTGGACCTTCTCGACGGCACGCGGGAGCGGCTTCGGAAACATCACGACACCCTCCGGAGCGAGCGCCAGCCTGGATCGGGCTGTGGAATCAGCACAGGCGATGGCAACTCTGCGGCCCACTTCCGTGCCACGTCGATCAACTGCGTCATTTGCTTCGTGCTCAGATCCCGAATCGACAATCGCCGTGAGCGCCACTTGCCTGTCCGCTTCGACTTCCACCGACGACTGCGCGGCAGATCCGCCAGCTTCCACAATTCGCGCTTCAAATCCTCGTGTGTCGATTCGCGATCATCGCCGGTGTATTCCGCGACCATCGGCACAATGACCGCCCACCAAAAGGCGCGTTGAAGGTCACTCAGCTTCTTCGTGTCTGAGAGTGGCTGACCACAGGCCGCACAGGTCGGCATCTACCTGCTCTGGTCCGTAGTGAGCTTCGCGTAACACTCAAGCCCAATGGCAACGAGCAACGTGCCCAGAAACCACTGCCACCAGATCGGGTTCTGTTCAAGCACATGGCATCCGGAGCGCACCAGTAGCCACGCTAGGAGCATCCATGCGAATCGCTTCATGCCGCAGGCTCCATCAGTCGCCGCATCTCGTTGACATCGCGCTCGACTTCATTGAGAAACAGCGACAGCGCCAACTCGTAGCTGGCGAGCTGCGCCCCATCGCGGTTCACGCGCACCACGAACAACTGCAACGCCGGAGGAAAGCGCGGGTCATACGACACGAAATCGCACCACTGCGCGTTGGTGACGAGCAGGTTGTGGACGATCTGCGGCAGATGTTCCGAGGGCACCACACCGGCCTTGAGGTACTTCAGGTGGGTGGCGCTCTTGGGGCACTTCAATTCCACCAGGCCAGTGAAGTCGTCTACGTCCCCATCCAACGAGCAGCCGATCATGCGATCCGAGCAGGCGAGAAAGCCGGTGCGACGGACCATCACGCCTTGCTGCGCTTCGTACGCCGCGAAGGCGTTGGCTTCCTGATCAATGCCCCACTGCATCGCGGCGTTGACGAACGTGTCGTCTTGCGGCTGGCCGGTGAGGCGTTCGGTGGTCAACTGGAGCCGGTAGTCGCGCCGTGCCGCCGCTTCCCCGCTCTTGATGGTGGCGAGCACGTCAGAAGCCCGTGAGCCGGTCACACGGCCCACGCGGGCCAGCTTCCACTCATCGCTGCGCTGGTCGGCGTTGATGATGGTGAAGGTCATGACTTCACCGCCTGCGCCTTGGCCTTGAGGTTGTCCCACGTCGGCGTGCCGGTGAGCCGGCGCCGCAACTCAGGGGTCAGGTCGTTGAAGGCTTTTGAGAGGGCTGCCCACCCTGACTGCGCGGTGATTTCCAGATCCACCAGCCAGGATTCATCCGCGCTCAACGGGTCACCCTTCGCCGGCTGGACGGCCGCGCGGTTGCCGTCGTCATCGTCCTCTCCCACCGCCACGTTGAAGATCATCTTGAGCAGGTAGCGCATCCCGTAGGACATGGCGGAGCCGGTGGCGTGTGTCTTGGTCATCACGTCGCCGCCCTTCGCGCCCTTCCCATCGGCCGGCATGTCGCACTTGTAGGTGCGGGCATGGCCGGCCGTGTGGGAGACATAGCAGAGCAATCGGATCGTGTCGGGGGCGATGGGTTCGCCCGTGTCGAAGCTGAGGGCAAAGCCGTGTGTGGTGTAGATCGGCCGGAGCTTCGAGTCCAACTTCGCGTAACTGGCGTAGCGACTGCGGGTCTGCGGGTTCTCCGCATCGGCCGAGATCGGCCGCATCTCGGTCTGCGCCTCACTCATGGCGGCATTGAAGGCCGTTTCCGCCTTCCGCGCTTCTCCGCGCTCCCACAGGGCCATCAGGCGCTCGATCTTCTCGACCGACGCATTCGGATCGACCGCGAGGCGCTGAAACAGGCTCAGGCTGTCGCCCTGCGGTTCCTCAATCGCCGGGATGAGGCTGACTTGCTTGATGGCGGTGGTCATGACACCCTCGTTTCCGGCTCGAGCTCGGCCCGGCGTGGATGTCCAGGCGGCAACGGCTCAGAAATCCCGCGCTCGGCCAAGAGGAACGCCCCCACCGCGTGTCCCACAATCTCGGAGATCCGCTCGTCGGTGGGACCGCACACCGACTCCACGGCGGTATAGGCACGACCAAGGCGCGTCTGCACGTCCGTTTCGATCACCCCGCGCGTGTAGGCGCCAATCGCGGCGTACACCCACTGGTTGACCGTGTTCTGGTCCCGGCGAATCAGCGCTGAGTAGTCCTTGTGCAAAAGGGATTTGGCGACTTCTTCTCTTGCGCGAAGAATCGCTTGTCGCCGGAGATCGGGGTCGGTCACGGGGTGGATCTCCAGCCGTGGAGTCAGCTCCAATCGCGCTACACTCAATCCAGACATCGCGTACTCCTTTCAGACTTGCGCGGTGTTGAGGGCCGGTGGCCTGTTGCTCGCAGGCGCCGGCCCGTTTCTATTTCTGCTCGACCAATTCCTCTACCGCAACTGGCTGGCGCTTCTCGTTGCAGGCGGAGCAGATGCGCCCGAGGCCGGTCTGCTTCCAGTCGTCATCCAGCTGGTCGCCGCATTCGACGCAGCGTCCCTTGGGCTGTTCGCCGCGATACTGGCGCTCCAAGTCCGGCTCGTAGTTGAAGAAGCCCATCGCTCAACTCCTACGCGGCTTCAGAGCCGCCGCGTGGTTTGAACTGGAGGACAAAACCGCGATGCCTTTGGAGCTTGCGCCGCAGTTGAAACACACGAGCGTTAAGCGCCCACTGTTCAGCGAAGGGGACATCCACTGATGGCGGCACAGCCATCGCGTCAGCCTCGTGCCCCAACCAGTCCGAGGGCGGGTCGAGCCGACTGCCGCCACAGGCGATCCAGCCAAGGACCACCGCCCCCATCCCAAGGGCGACTCCGGTTGCGACCCAGCCAGCCATGTGTCCTCCGCGCCGAAATAGATCGGCATCGCTACTCTCCGTAGACTTCTGCCAAATGCCGTTCGAACTTCTCCGGGTCGATCAGGATGGTTCGCCCGACGCGCAGCACCCCTTTGATCCCCCGATGCCGCTTCAGCCATTCGTAGAAGGCATTGGTGGACTTGTGCCGATAGCGTGCGGCCGCTTCGGAGGCGGTGAGGTACTGCGGCTTCATCGCTACCGGCTCCTGAGCGACACGACACAGGCCGCGATGCACACCGGGGCCATCAACAGCAACAGCAGTTGCAGTGTGGGATCCATCGGCACGGCGATCTGAAGCAAAGCGAACATGGTGGTGGCTCCTTAGAAGCGCTGGATACAGAGCGCGGTGCCCATGCGGTCGTGCTCATAGAGCATCGCGTGGCCAGACGGGCAAACCGTTTTCTCGACAAGCGGCGAGCCGCCCATGCCACCGACGATCTGCCTCGTCTCGAACGAGATCGCGCGGGTCTGTGGATGAACAACGCGCTCCTGGTATTCCGTCATGACCGTCAGGCCGTCATCGCCTCGCCGTGCCGCCTCGATCAATTCCGGCCATGGGCGCTTGCACGCGCTTGCCATTACCGCTTTTGGGACGATGACCACTTCCATGTGTGTGGCTCCTTTAGCCCATGCAGTAAACGCGACAGGCCAGCGGCGACTTGAACGGACAGATGCACGGGACGATGATCGCGACGAGCAGCGCGAACGTAGCGGCGATCAGAACCCCGACGAGAATCGTTCTCATGCGATCTCCTTTTTGCCTTCCAAGGCGTTGATCCGACGGTCGTGTTCCTGCACCTTTTCTTCGAGCGGGTCGCGCGGCACACCCAACGTCGCGCAGAGTTGCGAGAGCACCGTGGGGCCGAGCAGATAGAGCGCCGCGACGCACTCAGCCCACTGCCCATTCAATTTGCGAGAGAACCGAGGCGCATCCATGCCGACCTTGTGCGCGGCGGCCGAGTGCTTCCAGCCCGCATAGGCGATGGAACGCCTCAGCGCGTCGTTCGCTTTGGCGAACACTTCGGGATCGATCGCCATGCCAGGGAACATTAGGGTTCTCCCGCACAACCGATTTGCGTCGAATTGTCCGGCTGAGCTTTGGCAGACTGCTCGGCATGGACATCGAAGTCGCCAATCAAGATGTCAATCAGACGGCTCGTCAGATCACCGAGATCCGACGCGGCATGCAGGCGGTCGAGATGCAATGGCGGGCGCTGGAGCGTCAGCGGATCGCCTACGAGATCGCCCGACTCCGCTTGCAGGTGCTGACCGAGGAGGCGCGACATGGCGGTTAAGCCGCCTCTCCGATCGTGGCCTCAGCGACGACTTCCAATGAGAGGCCCGCGGCCTTGGCGAGCTGCACCGCCAGCGGGAACGACGGGATGCGCTGGCCCCGGAGCAGCATCGAGATGTAGGACGGCTGCACGCTCAAGGCGCGTGCGGTTTCCAGTTGGGTGCCATAGCGGGCGTCCAGCGCCGCCTTCAGCCGGTGCCTCGCGCGTTCGTTGCGGTTCATGAAACGAGACTATAGTCACAACAAATGAACGTGTCAAGCACAAAGTGTGAATTCTCTTGGAGGCCATCTACGGGGGGCTTTACCGTGGTGCCCGGATGGGCCAGCCCACACTCAGCGACGAGCAGCGAGAACGGCTCAGGGCAGCCGTGCGCCTCGCCCTAGATCGCGGCTGGAGTCAGCTGGGATTGGCTCGATTTGCTGGGTTGACCGTCAGTAGCGCGATCAGCAATGTCATTCGGGACGGGGCCACCGCCGGCACAACCCCGGCCGTCTTTCAGGCGATTCTCAAGGCGTCTCGGCAGACACCGCCGCCGGAATTTGCACGGAAACGACGACGGACCCCGGCCGGATCGACGCCAACTGATACACCAAACCGCCCCAGGCCTCTTGCGCCGCCCGCGTCCTTTTCCGACACTCCACTCACGAACGATGGGGCGCGGGAGGATGCAATGATTACAGAGCGGAATCGGGCGGTCATACTGCGGTTGATTGGGCTGATTGAGGGAATTCCTCGCGACCGGCATCAGGACTTCGCGGATGAAGTCGATCAGCTCGCGAAGAAGTGGCGGCGCAAATCCTCCGGCCGGAGGGCGGTTCATGAAACCTAGTGCCGTTGCGGCGCATGTCTTGGCCTTTCCCCGCTAACGGGCATGGGCCTTTATACCAGGGACGACACCCCCTACTGGTGGATGTACCTCGAACCCACCGGAGAACGCCGATCGACCAAGAAACTGGTTCACGCGGGCATTTATAGCAAGCGCAACAAGCAACTCGCGGAGGCGATGTATCACGAGGCGATGACGAAGCTGGGGGAACGGGCGACCCCAGCCATCGCTTTCAAGGTCTACGCGAAGTGGTATCTTGAGAATCGGACGCCATTGAAGCGCGGCTTTGAGCGCGAGAAGATCACCATCGCCCGATTCGTGGCGTCTTTCGGCTCCATGCCGCTCACGGACGTAGACCGCCCCAAGGTCTATGAGTGGATTGCGGCGCGGCTGAAAGGGCGTCCAAAGCCGAGCGTGGCGACGGTCAACCGAGAGATCGACGTGCTGAAGCAAATCCTCGCCTCAGCGGTCCCCAAATATCTCCCCGCCTCCCCATTGCTCATGATGCCCCGCCTACGCGCTCAGCGAGGCGAGGCGCCCCGACCGACCGCCGTCCTCACCATCGCGCAGGAGAACAAGTTACTCGCCGTCTTAGAGCCTCCAGACAAGGCACTGGTGCTCGTGGCGCTATGCACCCTGTTCCGATTGGGGGATGTCCTCGATCTGCGCTGGGCGGATGTCCATGGGACATGGATCGAAGCGCTGGATACCAAGACCGGGGCGCATGTGAAAGTACCCCTTGCCAAACGCGCCCGAGAAGCGCTGAATGAGTTGAAGCCGCCGGCGAATGCGATCTACCTGTTCACGGCACGCCGGGAAGGCACGCCAGCCAAACGACGCAATCGGATCAAGTTGATGCTGAAGTACGCCTGTCAGCGCGCGAAGATTCCCTACGGGCGCAAAAAGGGCGGCATCACCTTCCACTCATTGCGCCATACTGGAGCGACACGCATGTTAGCCGCCGGGGTGGATCCTCGCACGGTGCAGGAGATTGGCGGCTGGGCGAATCTCTCGCAGGTCATGCGGTATACCCATCCGACTGAAAGCGCCAAGCGACGAGCGGTGGAGCAGATATGAGCATCTGGGAACGTCACACCGGCTGGTGCATCATCGCGATCAATCTGGCGGTGTTTGCGGTGGGGTTCACCCTCGCAACGCTGTACCCGATTCCGGCTCGCTTCACATTTGCCTGTGCCTGCGGAATGACCGTGAACATCTTGGGGATGGCGTGGACTGCGATCCGCTCGTGATCGCTCACACCCTATTCACATTTTATTCACAGTCATAGAGGACGTTCTGCGTTCGCAACGCAGAGGTCGGGAGTTCGAGCCTCCTGCCGTCCACCATAATGAAAACGCGGCTCGATCGAGGCGGTTTCGTCGGCGCTTCGCTCCGTAATATGCCATTCACAGCGCCGCGATTTTCCCCACATTTCTCCAGCGACGTGAATGGGATTCCACACGTCCTATTCACAGCGGTAGACTGAGGCCACTGATGGAGCTCGCATGGGACTTCATCCAGACCGAACTGTGGCGACACCCCTACATTTGCGCCGTAGTCGTGTGCAGTTTCGGGTACCTGATCGCGTCCGTCGTGGTCGGGTGCTACGGCTTGATTCGCCGGTAGCCAATTCGATACAGCCCTGATGCGATTTCGCTCCCGCTTCGCCTATCACCCGTAGTAGCGTATTCGGCCAGCAAGGGAGAACTGTCTATGCGCTCTGAACGTGGCGCGATTCTGGTCCAAGTCTCCGTGGCGATGGTTGGCCTGTTGGCCTTCGGCGCGTTCGTGACGGACTACGGCGTGCTGTGGGTCTCACGACGGCAGGCGCAGAATGCGGCCGATGCGGCGGCACTGGCTGGCGCGATCCAATGGCTGCACGATCCAGACTTCGACCACGCGCGAGCCGCCGCGAAAGCCGTTGGCGAGACCAACAAGATTTTCGGAGTCGCCCCGACGATCAACCAGGGCAGCGGCGATAGCGTAGACGAAACGGAAGACATCAGTTTTCCGCTGTGCCCTCCCGGTGAAGGCGAAGGCACGAAGGCATGTATCCGGGTCAATGTCTACAGGAACGAAAACGCCCACGACGGCGTAGCCGCGGATCCACTTCCAACCTTCTTCGGTGGCCTGTTCGGGATGACCATGCAGGGCGTGAAGGCCACGGCGACGGCGCAGCTCTCCTCTGGCGACGAGATTACATGCCTGTTGCCGTTCGCGGTGATGGACCGCTGGTCAGACTCCTACGACGACAATGTGCCGCCACTCGGATCGCCAGACTACTATCCATGGGATCACATTCTCTCTCCGGGCACGGATGGCTGGTCGTACAACGACGACTATCAGCCGACGAATGGCGACACGTACGTCGGCCCCTACACAGGGAATACCGGCTTCACCGGATGGCAGCTCGATCGCGACTACGGCAAACAGTTCATCCTGAAAGACGGCAACGGCCCAGGCGGGGGCCCGAACCAGTTCTCGTCTGGCTGGTTCAGCGAGATCGACCTGCCAAACAGTACTGGGTCAAATGCCTATTCGGACAATATTAAAGGCTGCAACCAGCAGCCTGTCGGCATCGCCAAAGAGGATCAAGTCTGCGACGCGGTAGACGAGAAAAAGGGCTGTATGAGCGTCAAGACGGGCGGGTCCGTTGGCCCGACCGTGAAGCACGGCATCGAGGTCGTGTACGACTACGATCCTGCCGCGCACTGGGATGCTGCCGCCCAAGGCCCAGACGGGCATATGGGAGCCGTCGTCGGCGGGGATGGAATGGACTCGAAGCGGATCCGGCCGCTCGTCGTGTTGGATATTGCGGACTACATGGCGCAGGGCTGCTCTGGCACCGGCTGTATCGGGAAGGTCGCGAACATTCTCGGCTTCTTCCTCGAAGGCGTGTGCGGCGATCCAGGCTACATTCCGACGATGGACGCAGGCATGTCCTGCTCGAACGGTGACGTGGTCGGCCGACTCGTGGAGATTCCCGGATCGTCAGCACAGGGTGGAGGGACCGTCGAAACGCCCGCGTCGTTTGTGAGGGTGGTACGACTGGTGCGGTAATCAGAGGGCGAGTCAGCCAGTAGCCAACCCAGCGGGGCACCGGGAAGTCCTGGCGCTACCGCCAACTCGACCCTCTGAACTTGGCGACTAGGGCTGAACCGTGCCGTCCGCGATGCCCTGGTTGCGCTGTTCGCGTGCCGCCGCTTCCTGCATGTTCTGCAACAGCGTGGCGCGATCGTGTTCGATGCCACTGTCGGTGAGCGCCTGACTGATCCGAGCGATGGCCGCTTCCCCGCCCGCGATGATCTGCGGGGCATAGCCAGCGAACCACTGAATGAGCGTGGCGACTGAAATCGCACCCATTACTTGCCTCCTGCGTTGACCGCCGCCGTGACCTTCGCCTTCGCCGCATCAGTCGGCAGGGCATCCACGATGGTCTGAATCGCCTTCGTGATCTGGACGAGCAACGCCGCGTAATCGGGCCTCGCACCAGTGCTCGGCTCCCAGTCATGGATGACCTTCTGCGCGGTCCCGTCGTCCTGATACGCCTTCACCAGCAGCGGAGCCAGCTCGCGGCGCTGCTCGACCGTCGTACACTTCAGCGGCGGCACGGGCGCGGTGGGCTTGCCGCAGATGGTCGAGTCGAGCGTGTCTTCTGCGAACTTCAGGCTTTCGTGAGCGCCTGTCGCGGAGACGGTGGCAATGTGGTATTGCTTCGGCCCACACGCGGTGAGTAGGACGAGCGCGAGTAGGGGGACGTAACGCTTCATGGTTGCTCCTTGTCTGGGTCTACCGGACGGCCGGGATTCGTGGGCGGAATCGGGATGACCTTCGATCCGATCTGCACCACGCGCTCGGTCGGCTCCGGGTCGGTGCTGCGCGTGCCGAGCGCTGGATCCCGCGCGGCGTTGGTGACACTGGCCCGCAGAAAGCCCAGCGTGCTCACGGCAAAGCCGATGGTGGTCGCCGGCGTGAACAAACTTGGCACCTGTCCCCACTGCGTCGAGGCCGTGATCCCCACGGCGGTAATCGCGCCGAGCAGGAAGATCCCGAAGTTCATCCAGTGGTCGAAGGTCCAATAGCGGAACGGCATCACGTCACCTGAGACTGATGTGCGGGAAGCCGCTATAGCCCACCTGCCCGAGTAGCCAGAGCAGCCCGAGCAGACCAAGGACCAACAGCACGACGGTGTTGATCGGCTCCGGCAACCCCAGCATGGGCAAGAGCAGTTTGACGATGTAGATCACGACGACGAGCACGACAAACGCAATCAGAAGTCCGATCATGGGGTTCCTCTCAAGCATCCGAGATTCGATCGCCTGTGTCACCTCCGCCAGAGCCAGGGCGCATCAACCGCGATCCAGCCAGGCTCCGGCGCCGCTGGCGCATTCGGGCGAATCCTGACCATGGTGAAGCCGACCACGTACGTCCGGAGTCCGTCGCCATCGATGCGACGATAGGCACCGCGATTCGTGTCGCCGGGGAAGGCGTTCAAGCCGCGCAGAGCCGCCGCGATGACCGGCGATTCCTGCGCGGTCGGCAGTTGGGCAAACTTGCCGGTTTCGCTGTGCAGCGTGCAGCCCGCACCAAACTGCACGCCAGTGGCGCAGTACGCCTCATAATCGGCCGGCGCGACGAGTCCGGCCTTCTGTGGCTCTCCAAGTACGCACGGGACAGCCTTCTTGCCAAGCTGCGGTGCGTCAGACGCCCCATGCGTGATGTCCAGACAATCGTGTCCGCGTCGAGCCCATTCCGCATCGCGTTTGGTATGGGGCGAGATGTACGACCCGAACCACGTTGATCCGTTCGCGTCATAGAAGCCCGAGTCGTAGACGAAGCCTGAGGTATCCGCATCGGCCTTGAGCACATGCGTGTCGTAGGGCGGATTACCGGGGCCGTTCTGCTCCGCTGGTTCGTTGCCGAGACGCACCAGCAGGTTGGAGGCGTCCGATAGGCGCACCGCGGCGAGCGAGGCAAGCGTGGCCGTGGCCTGCTGCAGTCGGTTCGGAAAGGCTTTCGGCGACGACGTGAGCAGGGAGAGCTCGACGTACCAGCCCTTCGCGTTCATCGCCTTCACAAACGCGACCACCCTGTCAGGACTCGGCGCGTCCCATGCCTGCGATCCCCACGCCATCGGCTCGGTGTAGAGAAACACATACAGCGTGTTGAACCCGGCATAGGCGTCAAGGAATGGCTGGATGTTCTCGCCCTTCGCCCAGCGGTCCATGAGCTGAAAGGCGGTGACACCCTTCAGCACCCACGGCTGGCCGGCGACGCGGAAGATCGTGCCGTCTACGGTGATCGGTGGCAGTGGACGGAACGAGTGGAGCACGATGTACTCCGGCGACGTGCGGATCCACGCGATCAGGTCGTCCTTCGTCTTGCCGCCACGCGCCTGGTTGATGCAGCCCTCAAGGCCGCCAGGATCGGGCTGGCGTTCGAGCTCTGAGACATACACCGACGTGCAGGTCACGGTGAATTCGGCGGTACGATCCGGCTGCGGAGGTTGCGGATGGGGGACCGGCCCACAGGCGACGTAGAGCAGTCCCAATGCGAGGATCCAGCGTCTCATAGCACCTTTCTCACCGCGCCGGTCGTGTCGTGGCCGGCCGCATTCGTCTGGGTCACATGGATGATCCCCGCGGGATCGATCTCAATCGCCCCGGACGTGCCGTTCTGGTTGTCCCAGGTCATGTGCCACGTCACGCCTTTGATGAACAGGCCATCGAAGCGCGTGACCTTGATCTTCGGCGGCACAATGACCGGCGGTGGTGGTGTCGGCATAAAGTTCACCAATGGCAGTGTTTCAGGCGCACCCCAGACCAGATGGCCCGATGCCGTACTCCCGCGGCGACCTGTCACACTCATCGCGACCCTACTGTTTCACTGCGGTCGCCGTGCAGTCCGGCTTCACCGTCATCAGGAACGTGAAACCAAGCGCCGGCACGTTGAACGTCCCTCCGGGGCCACAGGGCGGCGGTGGAGGAGTCGGATAGATACATGGGAGCGGCCCCCCGTTGTTCGTCGCGGTCGGGTCCGTGCAGAGTTGCGGCGGTGGGGTTCCGCCTGGATCAGCGACCACATCGAACGCGATCAGTGTCTTGAGAAGGACATTCGGCGCGATGGTCCCACCGTCATGCCCGATGATGGGGGCGGTACCGGTCGGCTGGACCCACGCGAACAGCAGCTTGTGTGTCTTCGCGGGATAGCCCATCGGTGCCGTAGACGCCGCGAGCACCCACGGATCAATGACATCCTGGTTGAATGTGCCGCCGGTCGCCGCATTCGCCTTGAACGTGAGCGGCTTTCCAGCCAGCCCCATGTGTAGATCTGGATCAAGGTCCAGCTCATAAGACCCAGTCGGCAAGGCATGGTCGTAGCCGTAGGCGTAGCTGAAGTTTTCGATCGTCACCGCCTTCGTGATCGGCGTCAGCAGCGGGAGGAGCTTGCGAAACTCCACCAACTGAATCCCGTAGACGTTATTGACTGTGCTGCTGTGCGACGAGACGTTCTGGCACTTACCAGAGACGGCAATTCCGGCCTCATTGAGTGGCGCTTCGGGTTGCGTCAGGTCAATCGTCGAGTAGTATGACGTCGTGTTCGTTACGTCCAGTTGGTCCTTGTTCGTGTAGATCGTCCGGACGTTGACGAGCACAGAGAACCATCCATGTTTCGGGAGACAGACGCCCAGTCCTTTGTTTGGGTCGAACGTCATTGTGCCCGTGGCGGTGACGAGGCCGTTGGGATCGCCGACCAGGGGCAGCGGCTTATCGAGCGAGATGCCGATGGACTGTTGGCCACAAGGTCCGGCGAACAGTGCCCAGACGTCGGTGATCTTCCCCGCGGTGTGGAATAGCTTGATCGGCACCGACACCGTGATCGGGCCTTTGAGTTCCGCGTAGATCGGCGCCTTCACGGCCACATGGGTGTGCGCCATGTCGTGCGTGAGCGTGTTGGGCGGGTCTATGGCAGGCGAGCCGTCACCTGGCACCCAATGGCATTGCGCGTCGATCGCAGGCCACTCGGCTGGGCTGGCATACGCAGACTTGCCCGGATAGTTGTGGATCGGCTGGGCCGAGGCGAGCGCTGGGCACAGCAACAGGAGGACGAGGAGGACCAGTCGGCGCACGAGGCACTACCCATCTCGTGACCGCGCCGACCACGCGGGGATTGCCGACCTACTGAACGCGCCGCACTCGCTCCGGTCGGTTGGAGCCCTTCGGGTGGCCTACCCTAGTGCGGCGCGGAGTGCTAAGTGCTAAGTGTCAAGTGACAAGTGCTACAATTCATTCGGCGACTGCGGCGTGGATGTAGACACGCCCCGTATACGCGACGCGAGTTGACGTGCCGTGCGGCTCAGGCCGGTTTACCACGGCTAAGGACTCCACCCTACGCGGTGAGCCTCGACGGAGCGCGTGGGTAGCATCCGCCTGAAGCGATGCACGGGCCAGACGTGGAGCCGGGTCAGAACCGGCCAGCCGCCACTTCACGGATTCCTCACTTCCAGATAGACGCGATCGCCTTCTCGCGCGCAGTCTTCGATCCGTTGCTGCACGAAGCCGAGCGCGGCGCGTGAGTTCAGGACGTTCGTCCCGTCGCAGTCGAAGCCAACCAAGACGCAGCCTTCGGTGTCGCCTGGTCCATTGCCGGCATGGATGCGGATGCCAGAGAAGCCCGGCACATGCAGCAGTTCCGGTAGCACCTTCCCGCCGAAGCGCGGCGAGTGGCTGAGGATGATCTGATAGGTGCCTTCCGGGATGGCGGTTTGCCCTGGTACCTTCCACTCGGACACCGACACACCCGGTCGCTCGCGGATCACGTCTTCACAGGTCCAGCACCAGCGATCCGAATACACTGCCTCCGCGAGTTCTTGGCTGAGTTCGCCAATCGTGGAACTCGGGCCTGACGGATGCCGCTGAAGTCGGAGCTTCATCGCTTTGCCCGCTGCTTTTTCAACGCCTGAATTTCTGCGAGCGCATGGGCGAGATTTGCTTTGACTTCCGTCAGATTGCTGTTCACCAGCACATGGATCTGATCCGATTTCTTCGACAGACTGCGCCAGCCAGCCAACGCAGCAATCGTCGGCGCAATGGAGGCCACCAGCGCCACAGCGATGGATGCGGCGGTCGCGTCCATCAGTGCGCGCCCAACAGACGATGCAGGAGTTCCAAAATGACGGCCCCGGTTCCTGCGCCGAGGGATAACGTAATCGCCACGCGTTTGCGCGATGGGTGTGGAACCACATCCGGCAGCATGATCGCCTTGACCAACACTTCCAACGCGCCGATCCGTTCGTGATGCGCCGATTCGCGCTTCTCCAACGCCCCCACGCGGCCGTTTTGCTTTTCCAAGCGCTCGATGATCCCGTTCAGTCCGCGCAGCATCTCTTGACGGAGCGTTTCGATGTTCCTGAGCAGTTCATCGCGCACGTAGTCAGGCATGTCAGTGGCGTCGGGGAGGAAGGCAAAGCCCAGCATCGTTCTTATGTCGTGCTACCGATGCTGACGAGCCAAGTGCTGTCGCCATCGCTATCGCAATCCGCTACCTTGCCAGCAGCGAGCGTGAGCGTGGCGTTGCCGTTGATCAGATCTGCACCCGCAGCGGTGAGGGTCGCGGCATTGGCGCTGAAGTTGTAAATCTTGAGTGGGAGTCCATTCCCACCGGCCGTGCTACTCCGTGTCGTGGCAGCTGGAAACTGAATCGCGCCAGCGCCAGAGGCGAGCGCAATGGTGACGGAGTTGTCTGACGAAAGTATTGCGTAGGGCAATGTGACGCCCTTCGCCCCCTCCGCCTGCACGTTGCCGTAACTTGCGGCGAAGATTTGACCGGGGTTGCCCACCCCGAGCCGGGAGTACAGTTCAGCCGTGGGCGTCAGTGGGACCGGATCCGCAGCGGGGCAGACAAACAGGTCATAGAGCGTCGGCAGCAGGAAGATCGTCGCGAAGCCCGACGTGTCCAGCACGATCGGGTTGGTGTTCGCGCTGTCGCCGTTCACATCTTCATAGGTCGCCAAGGGGGTACTGGTCCCGGCGACGTAGCTGTAGATCAACCCGGAGGCCAGTGGCACCCCATCCAGATCGAAGAATTGGCCCGGAAACTGGAGCAGACTGAGCGCAATCGACATGTGTTAGCCTATGTGTCCCATGCTGGTGCTTGAAATCGCTGGCGGCGGCGTCCTGCTGTTGGTCGGCATCTGGGGCTTCCTGTTTTTCCTCGATGTCATCGATGGCTGGACCTCGAAGATCACGGACGAGGAGGCGCGTCGTCGGGCGCATCTGACGTTTCTGGGGAAATGGCCCCCAACGCAGCCCTGAGCAGTTGCGGCGACACTCGCGCGGCCGTGGCTGCTGAATTAAACATGCCCCGCGCCAACAGCGACTTCGCCGCCGCACTCCGATCGATCACCGCCGCAAGAAACGTCGTCGGGTTGTGCGTCACCCACGCCAATCCGATCGGATCGTGATTCCCCGACAGCGCAATCCGCTTCCCCACCGCATCCAGCGAGGCCATCAAGCGCGTGTCTCGCGCGTTCATGTCCTTGATCTGTGGCGCTTCTGCCTCGATTTCTTCCTTGAGCCCGCGGGCGAGCGCCTTCTGCGCTTCGACTTGCCCTGACGATAGTTCGCCGTACTTGCTGCCAATCTGCTGATACGTACCGACCTTCATCGCCTGCGCTTCTGGCAAGGTCAGATTGCCCGGCATCGTCGGATGGTTCATGAACCGCTGCACGGTCTGACCAACCGCCCGAAGATCCTTCGACGGATCCACCTGCTCACTCAGGCGCTGTGCGGTCTGCAATGTGCGAGCGGCGACGTTCTTCTTGTCCACCACGGCGCTGTCACCGAGCAAGCGCTGGAGCAGCGCATCACGATTCGACAGCGCATCCTTGATCTCCTGGTTGTTCTGTGAGAAGAGCTTCGTGAGCTTCTTGAAGCCGCCCTCCGTGACGCTGATCCCTTCATCCAGCATGGACTTGGCCAGTTGCTGGCCGGTGATGCCGTATTCCTTCAGCGTGGACATGCCCGGCTTGAGCGCGGTTTGCATCAACCAGGGCGCCGCCTTCCCCATCGCCGCCCCGAAGCCGCCCCCAAGCGCCTCGGCGCCGCCCTGGATGGCGCCTTGTGTCGCCACGCCTGCCGCATCAGGCTGTTCACCGCTGACGGCCTGACGTGCCGCCTCCCCGGCCGCGCCACTGAGCGCTGCGCCAGCAATGACCGGAATGAGCCCAGCGCCGCCAGTCGCCGCGCCCCCGATGGCGCCGGCGATCAGCGGGAGATTTTCTTTCTTCAGCAACGGTAGCGGGCTGGCCTCGTAGGCGGCGGACTTCAGCCGATCCCAGGTCGAAGGTTCGCTCGCGACCTGCGATGTTCCGCCACCGCCGGTCGAATTGAGCGCGGCCGAGATTTCCGCATCCGTCGCATCGGGCGGAAATTCATGCACCACGCCATCAGGCGTCTGGACTCGACGCGGGTCGGCCATTACTGCGGTACCAGCTTTCCGGAGGCGTCACGCTTCCATTGCTGCACCTTGCCGCCGGCGGGGGCCTGTGGCGCGGCAGCGGGCTGCGGCTGGCCACCCATGCGCTCGTTGATGTGATCGATGGTGGCACCATAGCCATCCATCGTCAGTTGCATCTCTTTCCGCATCAACTGCGTTTGCTTGGCGAGCGTGCCCTTGCTGAAGCTGGCTGACAGCAGCGTCGCGGCTTCTCGGCGTGCGGCGTCTGTCGAACCTTGCGCGGATCCAGTCCCGCCGCTCATGATCTTGGCGTATTCGCTCGTCGCGGTCTGAATGGCGTTCAGCAGCATCGTCGCGTCTGGATCGCCTTCGATCTTCGTCTTGCCAGCGAGAATGGCTTGGTTCAGCAGCGGAATGCGCGTTCGGTTCACCTTGGACGACAGGCTGTCCACAATGTCCAGTTGCGCGAGCGCCTTCTGCTCATAGGCCGAGGCCGCGTCAGACATCGATTGCATCTTGCTCAGGGACTTCCCATCCGCGGCGTAGGAGGCTTGACGCTGGATCGCGGCGACTGGACTCTGCCCGATCAGCCGCGCCTGTTCCGCCGCCTTGTTGATGATGGCGGCGCGAGCCGGGCCGTTGCCCATGCCCATCGTCGGCATCTTGCCGGTCAGCCGGAACTGTGTCGCGGCGTAGTCCACCCCTTCAGATGTCAGCGCTCCGCTCCCACCACCAGCCTGCGCCGTGGATACCCGTACGATGGTCCCGGCTTCCTTGAACCCGCGATGGATCTGCTCAATGTCCTTTTGCGAGGGTTCCTGACCAGGGTGATCGCGCTTCCACGCTTTGATGGCTTCGATCTCCGCGCCTTGCGTTTTGTCTTCTTGCGGCTTCTGCTGGGCTGTGATGTAGGCTTGGGCACTCGCCTGATCCGGGAAGTACTGCCCCAGCGATCCCAGCCCGGCCTGTTTCACGAGTCCATCCGCAATCGTGCGCTTCTGCGGTGTGTCGGCCCCGGCATAGAGGGTGGCCACCGACTCGCGGGCCTTCCCATCCACCAAGAGCTGTGCGGCTTTCTGCTGCGTATCCACGAACTGATCCGCGCTCTGCCCCATGCGGATCAATCCATCACGGAGATCGTCGCTGTAGGGCCGACGCACATAGGGAGTGAGCTGGGGCGCCATCTTCGTGATCGCCCCACTTACGTCCTGCCAGTTGTCGGCATTCGCGCCTTGCAGGAGTGACAGCCCCTGATTGAGTTGCGCCTTGCCGACTTCCAGATCCTTCAGGTGCGCTTGTGCCCCGGCCGTCCGCGCTTGGCCGATCTGCTCGGCGAGCTTCTGCGCCTGCATCGGAAACTCGCGGCCCATCTCAGTGACGAGGCGATCTGGATCGTCGCCGTACTGCTGCGCGAGCTGGTGCAGGCGCTGTTGCGCGGCCATGTCCTGTTGGGCCTGCTGCGCTTGCGCCTGACGGACTTTGATGATCGCGGCGTTGTCCAACATCCCCTGATAATCCACAGGGGCCGGAGGCCGCGCGGCGAGGATGGCTGAGGGGTCCAGAGGCATCGCGTTAGCCGTTCTGCACGGGAATAGTGTTCACGCCGTAGCCATTCACGCCCATCGGGTTGTAGCCGTTCGGTGCGGCCTGATAGGGATTCTGCGCGTTGAGATACGACGACGCGCCGATCTGGCCGATGTTGTTGATCGCGCTGCCCCAGAGGTTGCCCTGCGCGGTGCTGCCGGCCGCATTCGCATTGCCGATGCCAGCGAGTGTGTTGCTCGCGGAGTTCGCATAACCTGACGCTGCGTTGCCAGTCATCGCCGCCGCGTTCTCTCCCAAGCCCGCGAGGTTGAACAGGTTCCCTACTTGGCGCTGATAGGCGGGTCCTGCGACGGAGTTGCCGATGTAGCCGCCCAGTTCCTTCAGGAGCCCTCCTGACAGCAGCGTGCCTTTCGCCGCCGCGCTGTGCTGAATCGCGCGCATCGCTTCATCGAAATCGAACTTGTAGCCGGGCGTGTCCTGAATGATCTTCGTCGGATCGCCACCCGCGCCCATCAGGCTCCCCGCGAGTCCTGCGCCTGCGCCGATAGTCCCGAGTGAGCCGCCGGAGCCTGCCGTGGAGTTCGCTGGGTCGCTCAACCACTGCCAGTTGGCATCGCCCGCCGGCAACACGTCGAAGCCTTGCCCGTTGGCGCTCACCCAATCGCCGGCCCGCTGTCCCCCGTTCGTCCAGTTCTGCCCCGGATACTTCTGGTTCAGGTAATTCGTCACCTGATCCATAACCTGTGGGTTGCCACGGAACTGCTGCGGGCTGATGCCGAGTTCTTGTGCGGCTTGCATGAACTCGGACTGGTAGTCACCGCCTGACTGTGGCTGCACACCGCCCAACTGACCGCCAGTCACGCCGGTGTTGCCACCACCGCCCTGTAGCGTCTGATAGGGACCGAAATCGCCCGGCTGGAGTTGACTGGCGTCGGTGTAGGGCTGTCCAGTCCGCGGATTGATAAGCGGCGGACCAGCCACCACTGCGGAACCAGTAATCGGCCCCTGCTGATAGGGCTGCGGCTGTGTCTGAATGCGCGGATCGGCACTCGTAATCGCCGGAGGCGCGTAGAATCCAGGCGCGGTGATCGACCCGTCAGGCGCATACGTCGCGCCGCCGAGTTGACCACCTGTCACGCCGGTATTCGTCGCAGTCGGAAACTGCGTGAAGAAGCTACCCATTGGCTGGCCCCAAGACTTTACCGGTCGGATCTTCCTTCTGCGCCTGTGCAACCTGATTCGCAGGAATCATGTAGACCGTCCCATCCGAATGCTGAAACTTCAGCGTAGGGATGGGTGAGCTGTGCGGCGCGTAACCCGTCGCCGTGTTGTTCGCGAACCCCCCTGGATCACCCAAGGTGTTCGTGCCGGGGACCTGTCCCGCATATCCGCCGTTCTTCGACGGATCCGAGATCGCGCCCATCTGCATCGGATAGTTGGCCGACGAATCGCGCGTCAGGCCATCGCTCTGGCCACCCCCGCCCATCAGGCTCCCAGCCATACTCGCGCCTTGACCGATGGTCCCCAGCGCTCCCGCATTCAGCCCGAGCAGGTTCATCAGGCCGTTGGGGGATCCGAGCGCTTCGGTGCCCGCATTGCGGTACGGGGCGAGATCGCCGCGCGTCGTGTTGTAGATGTCCTTCTGCAACGCGAGCGATTGCTGACCCGCCTCGGTTTCAGCCTGGGTGGCTTTGCTGGCGGCGTGCGATCCGATCGCGGCGCCTCCAATGGAGCCTGCGCCCGCGATGATGCCGCCGACTACGGCTGCTGGCATGATGCGTTCCTCTCCGGTGTCCACGAATAGAACTGCGCGCCCACAGGACTCGCGCCGAGATGTGCGAGCAACCCCGCGACATGCGTATCCCCATCCGCCGCCGCTGTCAGCACGGTCGGAATGCCTTGCGCTTTCAACAGGGCCCGCATCCCTTGCAACAGCCGCCGTCCGACCGCGCCGCCCTTCTGGTGATGCGGATCAATCGCGATGCCTTCCAGGTGCGGCAGTCCCACCAGTGCCCACTGGCCGACGATCTGCCCTTCATCGGTTTCAACCACCAGCACTTTGCAATCGTCCTCGGTATGGGTCGCGAGGATCGCGCACAGGGGTGTCCCCGAGAGGCGATCCCATTCGCGCTGGGGCAGGAGCCGTGTCGTCATGACCTAACTGAACTCCCAGATCACAAGCACGCCGTTTCCACCCGCCCCGCCCGCCGTGGCTGCGCCACCATTCAACGTCAAGCCACCCGACCCGCCGCACCCATAGCGGCCCCCAGTTACGCCTGTGTTTTGGGCAATTCGCTGTAGCGCCTGCCCGCCAAAAGGCCCGGCCGCGCCATAGCCTGAACTCCCGACCGTGCCAGAAGGACAATACGCATCGCCGCCCGCGTTGCCATCAAACGCAAGGTCGCCCGTGCAACTCGCCGCTGCTCCACCCACCCCACCAAGCGCAAACAATGGCGTTGTCGTGGCCGCCATCCCCGCGCCACCGACGCCGCCCTTTGCCACCACGGTTGTCGTGTTGAAGGTCGTATCGTTGCCGTTATTGCCTGGGTTATTTCCTGCCGTGCCTGCCGTGCCTCCTGCTCCGACCGAGACCGTCACCGGACTCGCCGGGAGCGTCGTCAGGAAACTCTCCACGTAACACCCAGATCCTCCACCCCCGCCCCCAGCCGCAGATACCGCCGCCGTTGCCCCGCCTCCACCGGCCCCTCCCGCGCCAAGCGCCATCACCAGCAGCGCCCGCGTGCCGGACGGATAGGTATAGCTCGTCGTGCCTTGGAGGATCACCTGTTGTGAGGTATAGGCATATCCGGCAGGTCGCCCAGCGACGGGGGTGCCGTCAGCGTTATAGATCTGCTGCATTAGTAAAACTCCCACACAACGATCACGCCGTTTCCACCGGCCCCCCCGGTGCCAGCCCCGCCCGCGTTGATACTGAATCCTCCAGATCCGCCTGCGCCATACTTTCCACCAGCGGCGCCGGTGCCTTGCGTCGTTCGTCCGGCAGGCCCCCCTCCAAATGGCCCGTTTCCACCACGCCCGTTAATTGCCACCGTGCCCGACACGCGATGGAGCACAACCGAACTATTCCCACTCCCAAAATAGTCCGCTGCTCCTAGGTTTGTGCTCTGCCCTTGGCCGCCTAATCCAAACACTTCTGAGGTGCCAGTTCCAAGTGATGCACCAGTAGCAGCGTTGTTCATCGTCATATAGTTAAACCCGTTGGCATCTGCGAACGACGTGGCTATACCTGAGGCTCCCGCGACGCCTCCCGCACCTACGGTCGCAGTGAAGATCACATTTGAGGACGTGGCAATAGGCACGGTCACCATGTACACGCTTCCAGCCCCACCGCAGCCCAGAGCGATTTGCGCGGCAGACGAATTCACCGAACTCGATCCGCCGCCGCCCCCACCGATGCCCTCGACAATCAACACGCGACAGCCAACCGGCGTCGTATAGGTGTTCGCTCCGGTCGCCGTGATCACGGTGCGCGACCCTAACAGTGCCCCCGTCATCTGCAGCTGAATCAGCACGCCGCTGCGGTTCATCAACCACTGCACTTAGCTGACCTCATCGCCCCATATCGTGACCGTCACCTTCGTGGCGACACTCGCGCCACCGGCGATGGTCTGCCCCGTTTCAAGCATCAGCGGTTTCTCGAGGCCCCACGTCCAGTACCCGCCGGATGCCGGCAGGCTGATGACGTCGCTCGTGATCCGATTGGCGGCTGCCGTGCCCCCGATACACAGGCCGAACGTGCGCACTGAGGTATCCGTGTTGACCGCCGTCATGCCGGCCACGAGCCAGCTCCGTCCAGTCGGCACGGTCGCCAGCGTAGCGACGGTGTTTCCGAGTTGGCCCTGGTAGAGCACCTTGTACGCTTGGACAGACATCCCTTATCCGTTCGCGATCACGAAGTCCTCACCGACCCCGCCGCCACCTTGGTTGATCAGCACGAAGCCACTCTCCCCATCCTCACCATCCGAGCCTGGAGGGCCGACACCCGCCGGGCCCGTGGCTCCTGTCGCTCCCGCGGCGCCTTGGGCTCCCGCTGGTCCAGGCGGACCAAATGCGCCGGGTTCGCCTTCGTCACCGTCATAGCCGGGTGGACCGATTTGGCCAGTGGCTCCCGTGGGACCAGTGGCGCCGGCTGGGCCGGTCGCGCCGACCATGCCAGGCGGGCCCATCGGCCCCTCGTCGCCGTCGTTCCCCGCGCCGGGAGGCCCTGACGGACCCACAGGCCCCATCGCGCCGGTGGCCCCCTGTGGCCCTGTCGCACCGGCGGGCCCTGGGATGCCTGGTTCTCCATCCTCACCATCAAGGGCAAGTGGTCCGATTGGTCCCGGTGCCCCAGCTGCGCCGGTCGCCCCGGTGAGTCCTTGCGGACCTGTGGGGCCGAGCAGTCCAGGCTCCCCGTCCGCGCCGTCTTGCCCTGGAGGTCCAATCGGTCCTGCAACGCCGGTCGGCCCCTGTGGGCCCGGAGGTCCGCCAGCCGGTCCCGGTGGTCCCGGAGGGCCTTCCGGTCCCTCGGGCCCCTCTGGGCCGTCCATGCCGAGCGATCCCGGCGGGCCGGCGGGTCCTTGTGGACCCACCGCGCCCGTGGGTCCGGTCCCCAATACCGCGCCGGTCGTGTCCAGCACGCGGAAGCCTTCGCCATCCGTGTACTGGAGCGTGTAGCCGACCGAGAGAATGACCGTGATCAGCGCGCGTGGCGTGCCCGACGTATCGAGTTGGATCGTGACCGTCGCCGCGGCCGTATCGCTGTTGCGAACCGTGAGCAGCTTGACTTGATGCTGCGTGGCACTGTCCGCGGGCGATGGCACGAGCGTGACCGGCGTAGCGCCGCTCGTCAGTCCGTCCGTCTCGACCGACGAGAAGATCGTCTCGTTGAGTACGACGTAGCTTGAGACGAATGGCAACTGACTGGTGGTTACGCCACCAGCCAGCACCACTTGCAGCGTCTTCGTCGTCGCGTCGAGAATGATCACGCGCGTTGACTACGGCGTGACGAGCTGTTCGCCTTCAACGACGATGGTCAGCGAGCTCGACGCACTGGCGAGTCCAGAGAGGAAGTCCGTAGACTTCATGACCAGCGCGCCGTAGTAGTCATAGGAGCTGTTCGCGGCCACTGAGTAGCCCTTGAACAGTTCCGTGCCGGCCGACGATCCACCCGTGGCGCCCACGTAGAGCGTGAACGTGACCGCGCCCGCCGTGACGTTGGCGATGTGAATGTGCCGGATCACGAGATACATCGTGGACGCGGGCGGCGTGTAGATGTCCGCTGCGGCGTTCGCCAGAAAGGCCGGGCCGGCAATGCGCTTGAGGGTACCTGCCATGACGTGTCGTCTCCTTAGATGCGAAGCGAAGCAATTGCATAGACCCGAGCGACCGCATCAGGGGCCAGGGCCGGATAGGGGACCGAGAGTGGAATCAAGTTCTGTCCGTTGAGCACCGTCAGTCCCGTCGTGGTTCCGGTGCCTCCATTCGGGGGCTGCAGGACGCCCGACGCTCCCGAGACGTTCGGCCCAGCACCTGCCGCATTCATCCCGCGCTGCAAGGCACTCAGCCACACCTGATCGATGCGGTTCCCTGAGTTCGGCTGAATCAGCGGCTGATGCTGCACCGTCTGCAAGCTGATGACAGAGGTCTGCCCTTCCACGGCCCCTGTCGGGAACGCAGCGCCACTGAGGGCCGACTGCGGCGTGATGACCAGCGACCCACCAGAAGTGGTCCCGGTGGAGTTTGTCGCGTTGCTGATCGTCAGATCGATGAGTCGCAGGTCGGTCGGCGCTTCGCCCGTCGTCACACTCCAGCCGACGCGCACGGTGCCAGCCGAGAGCGACACCGCGTCAGGGCCGAACAGATTCGGAGATGTCGCCAGCACGAAGCCGTTACTGGACATGGCCGGGCGAATCGTCAGTTTCGTCGCGGTGAGCTCCACCACATAGAGCACGCCAGAAATCTCGATCGGCACCATGCCTGCCACGACTTCATCGGTGCGTGGGGCAAAGGGCTGAAGGACGCCCGTGACGATACTGCGGATATGCCATTCGCCCGTGGTGTTGCGATTGGTAATGACCCCGCTTTTCGCGCGAATCCCGCTGAAGGTCTGGACCGCGATCGTGGCGAGCTTGGCCCCGGACGAGGCATAGGACACGATGCCGTTGTCCGCCGAGGCGAGTTGCACCACGACTAGACGGCCGTCCTCATCGACGTCGCCCAATCCGGCCTGAGGCAATCGCGCAAGGATGTTGGAGCGCACCCCCTTAAGTGCCCCACCAGAGAGAAACGCGGCCCACTTGCTGTTCCCCGCCGCGAACGCTTGCGCCGCATCCGTCACGCCGGAGGGCGTCGGATCGAGCACACTGAGGGTATCCGTCGAGACGACGTACTGTGCGAGGAAGTTGCCACCCCCGCTATCGAATTGCCCGCCGAGGGTGTCGTCATCCAACCAGCCCCAGCCGCCGCCCAGTCCCCCGATGAGGGCGGGAGGCACGACGCCATTGATGGAGATCGCCGTGGATCCGATGCCCATCACGGCCTTGCCGGTGAGTGGAGAGAGGCGCATTAGCTCGTCCCCTTCTGGACTTGCGTGTAGGCCGAGAGCACCGCCCACTTCACCGGGTCACTCATCGCGATCTTCCACACGCGATCCCGTGAGCGGCCGAGCATCCGCCAGATGGCGCGGGCGGTGTACTGCCCCTGTCGCCCGGCACTCACCCAGTGCTCATTGCTCCACGTATGCCCGCCATCGTCGGACCACTGGAGCATCACCTGGGGATCCGAGCCTTGGCCCTCACTCAGTCCGACGCCCGTCTCCAGATCGAGTTGCAGCATCGAGAAGAATTGCCAAAACTGCTCCTGGCTCAGATGCGGAAAGATGCGCTCGCGGCGAATCAGGTAGTTCTGCGGCGTCGATGGCGTGACACCGACCGAGGTATGGATCCACATCGGGCACGAGAAGGACGGCCCGAAGCGTGCGGTGGGTGTCGCGGACGCTGCGGCGGCATATACCCCGCGCTCGTACTGCGCCACCGTAAAGTCGGATGCAAAGCTGCCATCGGCAATGACGACGTTCAGGTATCGGTTCGTGCCGTCAATGTGGCCGCCGGCATCTTGTGGATAGATCCAGACCCAGAATGAGGCTGGATCATCAAGTGCCCGACACATGCGGTTGACCGCCATGGTCGAACTCCCGACATGGAACGTATTCAGCACTGCACCTGCGGTGGAATACTGAAGCACGTAACTATCACGCACTGCCGTGATCTTCTTGTAGGCGACCACAATCGTGTCGTCCGACAGCACGAGGATGTCTTGCATCACGTTGTAGTTAGCCACGCCAGCCACTAGATCTGCCAAGGCCACATCGTTAACAAGATCCCACCGCTGGACCGAAACATTCGCCGCTCCGGTCACGGCGTAATACAGAATCGACTCATCGGAGTTAACCGCCATGCCAAGGTTGAACTGTGTTGTGGCTGGATGTGAGATCGTCCATGTCGTTGGCCCGAAACTTCCATCCATGTTGACCTTGACCACGGTCGAGTGGGTCGTGTCAGCCCCTTTCGCGGCAACAAACCATCCGCCCAAAGGGCTGGTGTAGATGTGTCTCACCTCATCGTGGAAGCTAACCGGATATGCAATCGTGTTGACGAGCGTGAAGTCGGCATCCCAAATCTGCAAGCCAACCGGATCGAGGTTGAAGTCAACCGCATCCGCCAGCACGAGCCCATCTGGCTGAATGTCGGCGGACTCCCCAGCCGAGAACACCTTGTGTCGCTTGACGGCCCCAGAGGAGGACTGCAACGCCACCACGGGAAACCCGAAGGTTTCATCGTTCACCATCACGTCGCCGCGCGTGATGGTCTGCGTCGGTTGCGCCACGGCCGAAAAGGTCATATCTGCCGTCGCCGCCACGTCAAGGCCGGCGTTAATCACCTCGAAGAAGTATTGCGTGCTTGGTGTGATCGGCACCGAATAGGGGACGTTTGTAACGGTGTCGCCAATATCTACGATGTCATCGAGTTCGTTCAGCGCCGTGGCGGTCCCGTACCAGATTTTCACTGAGGGCTTATTCGGGCTGGCGAGACTCGTAAACGCCCATGTCCCAATGACGACATCTCCAGCCACTGCGGTGTACGTGAACCAGACATGAGGATTGAGACTCGTGCTTGGCGTGATCTTCTGCGTGACGCTGAAGGGCAGTGTAATGACCGTCGCCGTCGTTGCCGCCGCATTCGGCACCAATGACGGACCAGCCACGAAAGATCCGGAGCCGATCTGCGTCCAGTCATGCCCAGCCCCGCTATCGTCCAACAGGTCTGAGACGAGCGGGCAATCCATGTAAAGCCCAGTGGTTAGAACGGCCACAGTGCTCGCCATCTCTATGCGGATCTGGGCTTGGGTCAACGCAGCAGTCCACTGACGGCAATACGCTAGATCGATATTCCCGCCACTCAGCGAGTCGCCGCCGAGCACGTCTGTGACGGTAGTCAGCCCAGAAAGATCGAGCGCAAACGTCGCTACACTGGTGCCGTTCACGAACAACGTTTGAGTAGTGCCGCTCGTCGTCCACGCAAAATGCGACCATGTATTCGCGGTCTGTGGTGGTCCGAAATCATCATCCGTCCCGGCCGGCACTGACAATGCGAGGTCATTCCCGTCCGTGTTCAAGAACACGCCCCCAAACTGCGTATAGGTGGCAGGCGTGTTATTCAGCGAGGCCATGGGCGTGTTGTAGTTCGCAGGGCCCACCGGCACCACCACCTGGCGAACCCAGGCCATCCACGTCCGACTACCAGCAGTCGGTAACAGCGCCGTGGTGCGCTGGAGATAGTCGGCGTTCGTCGCGAGATGGACGGCCATCTACCGGATCGCCTCGATTGCGGAGATGATCGGCTGCACGAGGATCCACCGCGCGAGCAGCAACGCGATGCCGCCCGCAATCGCCCAGCGCATCCAATACTGAAACGGAGTCATGGAAGTAATCGGCCCACTCACGCCGCCACCGTGCCCGCATTCACGATGAGCAGGTCTTGCAATTGATTCAGCGATTGCCGATACACCGTCGCGCTCTGCCGATCCCCAACTAGATGCAGGCCGAAGCCGTAGGCATGGCACCGCCCAACATGCGGACGCCAGAACCGAATGGTCGGATCCCACAGTGCGCGTTCATGCCAGAGGCCCGTGCTCACATCGAACACAGGCGAGGTGGGCAAGGTCGGGAAGTACATCTGATAGAACGCGTGCCCGGATTCCTGCCACGTCCAGCCGATGACATTCGCGCCGGTCAGCGCGGTTTCCATGTACGTCTGCATCCCGAAGGTCGAGATGATCTGCGGGGTGTAGCCATTCAACTTCACGACCTGCATCGCGCCTTGCGCGTCCTGTGCCTGGTAATACAGCGTGTTGTCCAACTGCACGACCGAGAACGGCGACAAGACACCGTGCTCTACCAGCGTCTGCGGCATCGGCTGAAACGGAATGTTGGAATCCCCGGTATCGACGTAGGGCAAGGAATGCTGCGAGCCGAACACCCAGAGCACTTCGTGACTGACCGCAATCGCTTGGACGTTGTCCGAGAACTTCGACACCTCGAACACGTCCAAGATGTCCCAACTCGTCCCGTCCAGCAGGGCCGAGAGGAACAACTGCCGACTATCTCCCTTCATCACGATGAAGTAGTCATCGAGAAACACTCCCATCCGCGCCGGGGTGAGGAAGTTCACCGACGAGATATGGGACAGCGTGTTGGTCGTCAGATCGAGGATGTAGAGCAACCCGCCAGACGTGATGAGGATCTGATTGCCGGCCGTGCCGTTGCTGGAGAACGTGACCGGGTTGTCATCGACCGCCAGATCCAAGGGGTAGGCTGAGACGTTCCCTGACGCGAAGATTTCGCAGAGGAAGTTGCCCCCCACGGCCCACACGCGGCCGTCCTGCGCGAAGATGCCGCGCACGGGTCCAGCGCTCAAGGTGGCGAAGGGCGCGAGTCCAGCGGTCCCATAGAGCGCCCCTTGCGCGTTCTTGGGGGTCGCGCCTCCATCAGGTATTTCTGGATAGAGGTTGATAGTGCGCTCTAGATCCTGATTCCGACTCCGCGCCGGCCAGCTCGGGCCGACCACGTTGGGGATCGTCGCCATCAGGGCTGATCCGAATTGATGTTGTAGGCGTACTTGCCGGTCTGCTGGACCATGCCGAGGTCAAAGCCCAGGTCGTTGCTCTGGTAGTTCGCCCGCTTGAGATCTCCCAGCGAGTCCACCGCCAGCATATTGAGATCCGGTGTGATCGGTCGCCCGAGCGCGAGGGCAATCTCCCGACACAGATTGAACGTGATCGCCCGCTCATAGCCCGGCGTGAGCTTGACGCTGGCGCTCAGGTCAAACTGCGCGATCGCCGCGGGGATGTAGAGGACGAGCGTCAGATCCTGCGTGGGAATCTGCCAGACGGTGATCGTGGCGAGTCCCCCGTCATTGCCGTTGTTGTAGTAGATCGACGCGATGAGCGGACCTGTCTGTTCCTTGATCGACTGCGCCTGATACTGGAGATCCGTCAGGACTGGAATGCCGATTTCCACCGGCGGCGAGCTGCCAGGGACCAAATACCCCGCGCCGTCGATGAAGATCGGCCGGGCGCGGTTGAAGTCACCTCCGATGCCGATGGTGTAGTTCTGCACCCCGTTCAGCAGCGATTCAGTGACGCGCTCGGTCTGGTAGATCGTCTGCCGAAGGATCCCCCAACTATCGATCATCGAGTTGAGGCGCTTGAGACAGAAGTCGCCCAAGCCGGGTTCGACCGACTCGCCGGGCGACAGCGAGCCGAGCATCATCAGCGAGGTGGTGACGATCTGTCGCCCGGTCGTGGTGATCACGGGCCTAGACGGTCCAGAGCGCTTCGATCAGCGTGGCCGTGGTGGTCGTGCTGTTCACCCGGATCGTCTTGATGGGCAGAATCTCCCCAGCCACCGCCGTAAAGTTCTGCGTGGTGCCGTCCTCAAGCACGGCCACGACGATCCCGGCGCCCCCGACATACAGCGCCTCATAGGCCGTCGCGCGCGCGACCGTGCCCGCCAAGGCGGACTGTGTCGTGCCGTCCGTGTTCACCGTGTCGCTCTTCGTGACCGAGACGGCCCGGTTGTAGGGCATCTGTTGGGCTTGAGCCATCGGTTACTCTCCCGAGACCGTGACCGGCTGCACCTTCTTGGGCCGACCGCCCCGGCGCTGCACCGGCTGCACATCGACCACATGCTCGTGCGTGGCGTCAGACGCCTCGCGGTATTCGCGCTGGGCCTTCTCGCTCATCCGCGCGACGTGATGCGCGACATTGGCGGCCTCGTCCGCCCACGCCTTTTGCTTGGCTTCATAGGCGTCAAGCGCCTGCTGGGGGCCGTCGATCCAGCCATCGGCTTCCGCGATCCGCTGTTCATATTCGTTCTGCACGGTCTTCTGGCAGGACTGTGCGAACGCCGGATCGTGGGGATCGTCAATCGCGGCACGTCCCTGGATCTCGCGGGCGCGATAGAGCATCCGGGGATACGGATGCAGCGCCGGGTTGTAGTTCGGCTGTTCCCACTTCGCCAGTTCGATCCCGAGCGCACTTTCCGGATTGATGACGACGCCCATGCTCACTCCTGAGAAAACGACGGGGCGGATCGGCCCGCCCCGTCTATGGACCGTGTTACGACGCCGTCACCGTAATATTGGTGAGCGTGCCTGCGAGCACGGACGGCAGCGGCACCCAGATGGCGTTGACGGCAATCACCGCCACGCACTGCTGCCCGCCCGCGGCGAAGGTCAGCACATCGAGGTTGGCGCCGCCGTTGCCCAGGCCCGCCGTGTAGGTCACGGTGTGCGCGGCCTTGCCGTTGCCGACGATGTACAGAATGTCGCCATCCTGCGTCTTGTCGGGGTTCGCCAGGGTCATCGCCAACGCATTCGTGCCGTTGATGATGGCCACCGCATCACTGCCCGACGTGGGGAGCGCGATCGCCCCGGCCGCCGTGTAGGACGCGATGGTTCGGGCCCGCTGCGCCTGCTGCTGAATCTCCGGCCCGCCCGGCACGGCGATCGCGAAATCGCTGGCCAAGCCGACCGTGACGTTGGCGGTGACGGGATGCGCCGTCGTGGTCGTGCCGTTCAACCCGCGGAGCACCGAAATGGTCGTTCCGGAGACGTACGAGTTGACGACGCGAAGCATTTCCTGATCGATCTGGACAAACGATCCGGCCGCGAAGCCCGTCGCAGACGCCACCGTGATGGTGGTATCCCCAACGGCAACCGCCGAACTGAGGGTCGTGGTGGTCAGTGCCATGATGCGGTGGCCTCCTTTAGCCGAATACGCGGCACGCGAGCCGCGCCTGGACGGTGGCCGCGCCGATCAGGATGTCCAACCGGCTCGGGTTCTGGTCCGTGCCGATCTGATACTGCTCGACCATCCGGATGCTGAGTCCGAGGGCCTTACTGCGGACGGTGGTGGACTCGGCGCCGGCACCCGGCTTGATGAGATCCGCCATCACGAAGGCGAAGGCATCCGGGTGGTAGACGAAGCCCTGTGGGCTGACCGTGGTCGAGTAGGCGTAGGTCGCGCCCGTCGATCCGATCAGGTTGATGATCGCGTTCGCCGCCGGTGAGTTGCTGACCGTCTGCAGCGCGCCGCTCGTGATGATCGAGGGCGAGATCGGCAACGTCGCCATCGCACCCGTGACGTCGGAGGTATCCGCCGTCACCACGAACTGCTGCAACCGCCCCGTGCTCTGGTAGCTCAGGGGGTTCACGCTGTAGACGCCGGCGAGCGTGAGAATGTCGCCCTTCTTCAGCGTGCTGGCACCCGAGGCCCACCCCGTCGTGCTGATGGTCGAGCCCGTCTGTCCTGCGCCGCTCACAATCGGCGTCGAGGACGTAAACGTGCCCGTGGTATGCAGCGGACGGTTCGGATCCTGATACCACTCATCGATCCCGAGCTGGTTGCGGCCGAACATCCCGTTCTTGTAGTTCTCCGAGATGACCGCCGTGGGATTGAACAGCGTGGTCGAGGCGTTCGCGATCGTCTGCATCGCTAGCGGATCCAGCATGGCGACCCGGCCATCCATCGGCGTGGCGGTGTCGGTCAGCTTCGTGCCGGCCTGGAGAAACGTGAGCGTCGCGCTGGGGGTCGTGCCCGGGGAGCCGACCGCATTCCACACGTCTCGATACACCGCCTGGAAGGCGAGCACATCGGCGGCATTGGCGAGGACTTCGCCGGCCGGGTTGACGTAGCGGGTGCGGATGTTGTCAAGCTCGGTCGTCGCCTGCTGCGACGAGTAGCCGAACGCGACGTTCTTCTGATTCGTCAGGGTGATGGGCACCGTCTGGTCGTAGAGCGCCTGGAGCTGGAGCGCCTGACCATCGGTGGCGACGAATCGCTGCGGGAGACGGGCCTGGACGGTGTTACCGACCTTGGCGCCCGCCTGCACGTACTGATCATCGTACGTGCGATTGACGTTCGCGATGAACTTGATGTTGTTGATGAACCCCCGAGCGACTTCCTTAGTCACCCAGGTGGGGGTTGCCAGTGTGTTCATGTCTGCGCCTCAGCGCAGACGGCCTCGTTCCTTGAGATCCTTCCGATTCATGGCCCGGACGTATTCGGGACCAAAGTCCAGATCCTCGGGAGACGACTCCGTCGCTTGAACCGAGCTGCTCTGTACCGGCGAGATAGGAGCAGGCTTCGGGACCACGGGAGTCGCTTGGACCTGGCCGGGCACGGTCTCCAAGCGGGCTTCGAGTTTGCCGATCTGTTTCGCCAGCGCCGTTCCACGGAGTGCCACAAGACTGCGGTACTCCTCCGGGTGCTGGATGAGGTGGTAACAGAGCTGCGGACCCATTTCAGAGTCCAAGAGCGCCTGTTCCACATCCGGGGTGGTGGCGAGCGATCGGCCCCTCGCCATCACGGTGTCAAAGTCTGCGAACTTCTTGCGCGCCTCCACGGTGCGCGACTGCCAGACCTGTTGCCGCTGTTGCACCGCCAGTTGCTGCGCGAAGGCTTTCTGTTCCTGTCGCGCCGCCCAGCGGCCTGACGCTTTCGTGAAGGCCAGATACGGATCCGCCTCCCCGAGAAACTGATCGAGCACCGGCTCCGGGTCTGAGGGGTCCACATGCGGGACCGTGGGCGCCGGGGCCACTGTGCGCGCCGCCAACTGCGACTCGAGCTCGACGGCGCGGAGTTCAGCGGCTTCCTTCTCGGCCTTCAGTCGGCCGATCTTGCTGCCGTAGGTCTCCTTCTGCCTGACCGGTTTCTCCGGTTCAGGTTCAGGAGCCGGAGCCGCGGCCGGCGTCTCCTCGTCCTCAGGTGCCTCGCTCTCAAGCGTCGGCTCCTCTACCGGGGCCGCAACCACCGCCTCCTGACTGGCGATGGGGGCCTGTCCGGTCGTTTCGACGGTGAAATCGTCGGCCACGGCTATCTCGGCCATGTCACTTTACCACGATGAGAACTTCGCGTCATCAAGCGCCAGACTCCTGGGGAGGTTGGAGGGCCGCTTGCTGCGCCTGTTGCGTCAGCGCCTGGTCCCCTTGCTGTTGGCCTTGCTCCAAGGTGTTGCGGTGATCCACACCCGCCATCGCGGCTTCGTGCGCCATGGTGGTCGCCTGTTGGATGCGCTCGGACTCGAAGCCAATCTGCTGCTCGATCAGCTTCATGCCGCCTTGAATCGACGCATCGGCTCGTGACGCGTCGATGGTCGCTTGCGTCTTCAGCAGGTCCGCGGCGATCTTCCAGAGTTGGATCTTCTGGTCAGAGGTCACGTCCATCTGCTTCAGCGCCACTTGCTGATTGGCCTTGACGGTGTCGGTTTCGATGATCTTCGTCTTGGCCTGCAACTCCTGCGTGAGCACCTGAATGATCTGCTGCGCCTTCTGCGCTTCCTGTTGGAGTGCGGCCAGTTGTCGCTCGGGATCATCTGGCGAGTCTTGCAGGTTCGGCGGCAGCATCTTCTTCAGGCGATCCGCGATCTGTTTGGCCCCCGGGAAGTCCATATCCGCGACCCAGAGATCCGCGACGATGGAGGCGAGCTGCGGCGCCGCTTCCAGCAACTGCCCCATCGCATCGGCGCCTTCCTCGCGGCGGGTCGTGTGCGACTTGCCCACGGTCGGCACGATGGTGTATTCGCCCTTCGACAGATCGATGACCTTCGCGCCCTGCGTGCCCGGCGCCACAGGGACCGGCTGCTGGCCCTGATTGATGAAGGGCGCATTCAGCATCAGCGAGCCACGCTGATCGTCCTGCCCGATCGTCGCCACGATCCGTCCGGGCCGGTCATAGACCTTCGGGATGAGGTCGCGGAGCACCTTGCCCTCGTACGCCATGCTGACGTGCGCGAGGTTGTCGAGATAGCCGCCGGTGCCGATGTCCGCTTGCTTCTGGAGTGCGAGGATGGCCTTCCCTGACCGATCCGAAGGGTTCAGGTTTCCGAGGGACGGGTCGAAGATGCCGGTCGTGGCCTTAATGTCCCCGTCCGCTTCATGCGCGGCCAGCGTGATCGCCTGGATGGCTGGTTCCACCGCCTGACGCGTCGGGGGAGGCAGCGCCGAGCCTGACCCATCGCGCACCATCTTGATCGGCAGCATCGAGAAGTTGCGCGTGTTGGATTGGTTCCACACGTCCTCGAAGCCTTCGATCGTCTCGACGTAGCCGACCCACGGCGCTCTGGGGGCGAGTCCGACCGCTTCGATCTGCGCGTTCCGCATGTAGATGTAAGACCGGCACGCGCCTCTCGACTGGCGCACGATGCCTTCCCAGCGCCGCTCTCCGTTCAGGTTGTACTCATCCCCGACGACGGGAATGACCGGGATGTACTTCCCGAGCCAGTCCTGTTCTTCGAGAATCTCGATCGCGTTGAGCTTGCACCACTGCACGCGCGGCTGGCGCACCTTGCGGGTGACGGGCTTGCCGTCTTTCCCGGCCACCGGCGTGACGCCATGCGGCAGTCCTGTGCCGTTGTAGCCCTTGCCGTCTGAGCCTTGAATCAGCTCGACCGTGTCATACTCGAAGTAGAAGTACTCAGCAATCTGGACGCGCCGGCCTTCGTCGGTGCCGTCCGTCGTCGCCCAATCCGAATACTGCGTCACCAGATCCGAAAAGTCCGCATCGTCCAGATCCGCGAGGGCGGACTTCCCGAACTGGCGCTGGTACTCGGGCAGCGACAGCCATTGCGTGATGAACAAGAACTGCCCATCGGACCAATCGGGTTCTTCGGCAAATGGATCCGGGTAGACGCTGGCTTGATTTAGGATGCGCTTGTAGACGAGATCGAGGTCGAAGTCGCCATCGTTCGCATACTCGTAGAGGATGCGGTACCAGCCGAGTCCTGCCGTGACGGCCCGCTTGAACGCCCAGTTGCGGGCAATCTGCGCGCGGGAGTCGTTCTGGATGGCTCTGGCGATGTCCTCGTAGGCGTCGGCCACATCTCGAGAGGCGCCATCGCCCTTCGGCGCAAAGGTCAGCGCGAGTCTGGCTTGACGTGCTTGGTTCTCGACCTGCTGGAGAGGCTGTCGGAGTTTGTTGAACTCCTCACAGGGCCGAGCGGGGATGGGCGGCATGTTGCCCACGACTTGCCCACCCTGCCGCTGCGCCTTGATGTCATCGGGCCACTGTTCCCCCACGGCGAACTTGACATCATCCAGCTCACGTTGACGTTGCTTGGAAAAGACGGACGAGCTGACCTTGAAGCGATCGAGTGCGGTGCGATGGGTGGACTTCGTGGCCATCAGGCGTCCACCCGCTCAGCCTTCAATCGCACAGCCGTCAACATGGGTCGCAGATACCGCTCGCAGAAGTCTTTGAAGCCGAGCGTATCCATATCCTCATCGGGGATCGCCACGACCACACGCCCACCCTTACCGGCGGGATTGACGAGGGTCAGATCCATCGTCCAGCCGTCAGCCAATTACGCGCTCCCCGTCAACCGGCCTCCAGAGGATGGCGTCAACGACCACTGGGCGCTTCCGATACTGCACTGTTACTTGACCTTCTTCGGATGCAAGAACGTTCCAAGGTTGCGATGCGGATGCTGGGCGGCCACATGCGTCGGTTTGCCCTTCATCGCGCCAGAGGCGAAGTCATGCAACTGGCCCAAGGACATCGAGGCACGCACCTTCTGCGCCATCGGGAAGGACGCGCCATGCTCGGCCGCGCCCATCAATCGCTGTTGCGCCTTGCTCTTGGCCGGCATCGCTACACCGCCGGCGGAAACTTCCCCGCCGCGGCCGTCAACGCATCGGCCTGCGCCTTCGCCGTCGCCTGGATGTCCTTGATCGACGCTTCGATCTCGGTCAGGTCGGTCGGGTTCTGCTGCACGAGCGCCAACAGCGCATCCACGTCTGCGGAGAGGTCCGCTGCCGCCGTAGCCGCGACCGCCTGACTCGCCTTTATGTCGGCGAGTTCTTCCTTGATGTCATTGAGCTGCGACATGATCCATGCTCCTTGTAGAAAGACCGGCACCACCGCGAGGACGATGCCGAGAACCCACATCAACCCATCCACGCCGTCTGTGACTGCCGCACGGTCGAATACCGTGTGACGGACTTCTCCCGCGGTGTCTGCTGGCGTGTCGCCAGATACCGAAACGCATCGGCCCCATGACTCGCCCAGTCATGCACCGGAATGGCCTTGAACTCGTTCAAGCGCGTGTTGTAGTCCCGCCGATAGTGCTGCAACGCTTCGAGGCCCGCCTTACAGCGATTGGCGTCGAACCAACAGCGAGGCATCAGCATCCGAGCGGCATGGATGCCGTCCTCAAGGGGGATGTTCGGCGCGACCTGGAAGTTGATGCCGAGCGACTGCGCCGTCTCGAGCCTGGAGCGCCCTGAGCCAAGCTCGCGCACTTGAATGTCATGCGGGGCCCAGTGCGTGCCGTAGGTGTAGCCCTTGTCCTTCAGCACCTTGGCGTAATGCGGCAGTCCTTCGCCAGAGGCTTCGTAATAATCGACTAGTCGCACTTCCCCGCCGCGCGTGCTCTGGCTGAACCAGATGGCCGTGGAATCGCCCACGCCGAGATCCCAATCGGTATCCACGGGCAGTACGGGGTCGATCGGGACAGCGCCCACGCGAGACTCCGCACGCGCGGCCTGGAGTTCCTTGGTGAAGATGGCGCCTTTGACCGCCGCTTCGAAGCTGCACTCGTATTCCTGATCATACTCATCGGCCGTCATGTCCTTTCGGGCGGCGTCGAGTTCTGACGGCTCGATGATGCGGGTCTCGGAGGCTTTGTGGCAGGCGTAGAACCAGCCGGGATCGCGCTGGGCTTGCTGAATCACGTCGTAGAACTGGTTCTTCCCGGCAGGCGTCCCCAGAAACCACGCCCAGCCTTGTCGATCAGACAGAGCGGGGCGAACAACCTCCGTAAAGATTCTCGGCGGCTGGAGTCCGTATTCGTCAAATACGACTCCATCGAAGTAGAGTCCGCGGAGGCTGTCCGGGTTGTCGGCTCCAAATAATCGAACTTGCCCACCATTCGGATAGCTGATGGTAAGTTCTGAGACTCTTGGTGTGACATTGGGCAGGTTGCTGGAATAGTGAATCAGGTAATCCCACGCGATGCTTTTCGCTTGGGTATACGTCGGCGCGATGAAGGCGAACCGAGGACGTTCCTTCTGACACTCTAGGGCAGCGAACTGGAGATGGTTGAGCGCCAGAACCGTCTTCCCGAAGCGCCGATGACAGACGACAGCCCCGAAGCGGTGATCTTCGATGGCTCTATGTATCGAGGCGTGCAGCGGCATTCTGGGCTTGTAGAGCGACTGGATACGGACGGTCTGGCCGGTCACTCTACTTCACCCAATCGCCGTATTCGTCATCGAAGCGCACAATTTTATTGACGCGACTGTCGTTGTCGTCAACGACGTAGACGTGACTCCACGCATCGCGTTGGGCGTCATAGTCATAGCCACCTTCAGGACCGAAGAACTCAGTGACGTTCTCCCTTAAGCCAGCCCGCAGGCGCTCCCAATACGTTCGGCCAACGAACCGCATCGCAAACACCCTACGCCGCGTCGTAGTCTGCATTACCAGCCCTTCGCAATCTCAATGACCAACTTGCCGGTCACGGCAACGGCCTGTTCCTGCTGGCGGGGCTTGTCGAGGAACTGATCCATCAGATACGCATACGCATGGCTGCTGGGGTCTTTCTCCCAGATTTCGATGACTTCCTCGTCCACGTTCAACTTGCCCGCCAGCTTTTCACTGACCCGCAAGAACTTGCCGGATTTCTTGTCCCGGACCACGAGATAGCGAATGCCCTTGGCGTTGCTGATCTGCGCGGCGTGGAGGTCGTTGACGTGGGCCTTGAGGTAGTCTCGGAAGGCTTCGCGTTCGATCTCCTGCTTCTCGGCCCGCTGGAGGGTGCTGTTGTTCTTGCGCCCCTTCGGTCGGCCTGAGCCGTCGCGCTTGCCCCCCTTAGGCATATCGAGAAATCAGAAGAATCAATTGGCGACCACGCCAGCGCGGAGCATGGCGACCCACAACCCCAAGGTGCAGAGGATGAGCGCCATGGCCATGGTCTGCACGAGCGCGGTCAGCGGCCACGTTGAGGGCTTGCCAGCCTTGAGCCACGGACAGTCAGTCTTCGCGTGAGCCTGGCTGGCTGCGATGTCTTGCGGAGTGTCCTGAGCAATGCGCTCGAACCCACAGGCGCCGCAGGACCAATAGCGCTGGCCATCCCGGAGGCTGATGGCGACAGGGTGATAGTCCATCGGCTAGTTGCTCAACCCCCAGCGACGTTCAGTCCCACAATCGATGCAGGCGTAGAGATCCGCTCGGCCGGCGGGCGTCAGATGGCTCCGCACATAGCGATGCTCGGTGTGCTGCAAGGCTCTGAGCGCATTGAGGATGTGGGCTGGGATCGCGCAGACGACCTGGTTGGCCGCGAACTGGCCATAACCAGCCGTGGGCGTCACGTAACTGTCCGCGAGCGAGGTCAGTTCGGAGATCTGCGGATTGCAGCGGCCTTCACACAGCAACTGGACCATGTAGATCCAGCGTCCAAGTTTAGATTTCTGGCGTCAACAGGTTTTCCAGATACTCTCAGCGTCCTGTCGTTGGATCAGCAGGAGGGGGAGGGAGAGGCATCCAGCCCGGCTAGTCCTCGCCTCCTTGTCAGGCTCCCAGGGCGGGCCTCTCCTGTCTCTGGTCGGTCACTGGGCTAACCTCGATTAGACGCATTCGTTCGGATGTCGGTCGCAATAATCAGCGAACGAAATGAGGCGCTGAAGTTCGGCCGTTGAGTTGGGAAGCGCCAACGATTCAGAAGCGACTACCCTTCGACCAAACGGCGTCAAGACAGCCACTCGTGTGTTGAAAATCTTCACTACTCGACAGGCCGGGGCGTCCTCGCCGTAGGTCCAGTAGATGGCGTAATCTCCGACTTCTAGAGCACGGCATGGTTGGTCGGTCACTGGGGATCTCCGAGGGCGGCAGACAGGCCGCAGGTGCAGTCAGGGCGATTGACCGCCATGATGAATGGCTGGGCCTCCTGCCATTTCGCTATGCGGCAGTCTGCCTTGTGCCTTCCGTAGTCCTTCAACGCCTGCTCGGCTGTGGCCAGCTTGTCGCGCAATTGCAGCATCTCCACGGTGGCGGCTACGGACTGGTCATACTGGCGTTCTTCGCTGGCCTTGGCTTCGTCTCGTTCCTGTTCGGCTGTGGCGAGACGGGCGGAGAGGGCTTCATCGCTGCCCCGCCTTGCGTCGTCATAACCGGCCATGATGGCGTTGCAGAACCACGACAGCGCCCACCCTTCATCGGGAAAGCCGGTGGCGCGGCAGAAGGCGTTCGCCCACTTGCTGCCGTCCATCGTCTGATGCAGCGCAGACGCTTCCTCGTCGCTGATTGGCTGGCGCGGGTTCATCTTCTCTCCCTCCTGCCTCACTCGGGCTTCGGCGTCGGCAAGGGCGGCAGCGATCAGCGTTTCGGCGTTCTCGCGCCAATAGCAAGTGGTGCAGCCTGGATAGGGTTGCTCGTGCCAGCCGCATTGAATATTCGGCGTAGCGGCGAGCCGTTCCGCGATCTCGCGGGCGGTGGAGTCAGCCATCACTTCCTCCGTCGCCAACCGAAGTTCGGCTTCAGGATTGGGCAGTGCCACAGAAACGCGAGCACGGCCACGCAGATCACAAGTACCAGCCAGTCACTTGCGGGCATCGGTGCGAATGTCACTTGTCTGCCTCCGCGCCTGCCTGTAAGCCAAGTCGGCCGAGTATCTCCAGCGCTAACGCGCGTGCTACTGATGCCGTCAGGAACGTCTCGCGCGCCGCGAGCAACGTGATCTCGCCATCTCGATCAGGTCCGTCCACCACGACGATGCAGGGCACGATACGCTGTGTCTCCGAAAACATGTTGTCCTCCACGCACCGCGCTTCCCCAACTTCAACTTCGCCACGAGTTCCGGCCTCCGTAGCCTTTCCGTGGAGCACTACTTCAGCAAGCCGAAATCCGCAGGTATCCTCGTGATCTTTGCCGGGCACGCCGGGCTTACGAAGCACGCCGGAATCGCAGAAACAACATCCATGAGGTTCGCGCCAGATTGCTTGAAGCGCCGCTATTGCTTGGTCGGCCTCCAGTTGCGCCTCGCGCTTCGCGTCGGCCAAGGCTGCGGAGACGACAGGTGTCCACTCCGCTATAAGGCTGCCCTCGTCTAACCTGCCTTCGACGCGACACAACGTGCGAGCGATCTGCTCCGCGAGCGCCGTGGCGCGGGGGTCTGGGATTGGAGGGGTCATCGGCGGACTCTCCGCGCGTATTGCACGCCAGCGATAAACACGCCGACGCGGTAGAGCAGCATCGACGTATCGCGCAGATGCTTCCCGTGAAACGTCCTGCCGTCAGTCAACGCCGCTGCCGCCTGAAGGATGCGCGCCTTCGTGGTCACTTCGTCCAGCAGCGTCGCTATACCCTGTTCGACGCGCTTGGGCTTTCCGCTGCTCTGCCGCTTTGAACGTGCCACGATGCTGCTCCAGTTCAGCCAACAGGCCGAGAATCACGTTTCGGATCTGCCACGCTCTAAGAAGTGGCCGGTAGTCGTCCAGCATCACGGCTTGTCTGTCTCCTTCTCCTGCGAGGGGCCGTGGGCGGCGAGGGCGGCGAGCAAGTTTTCCTCCGCTTCAGCCATAGCCATGCTTCTCGCGAACGACGACGGCGCGCATGAATGCAACGTGGTCGCCCACTTCTCGGCCGCTTGGATAACCGGTAATATGGCTTCCATTTGTTTGCGCACATCAACTACATCAGTCAGCGTGAACCGTTCCATGTTCGGCACCGTGACCGCCGCATGACGCCCTGTTCTCATTCGACGCTCAAGCTCCATCAACATTGGAACGAGCTTCTCCAGCAACTTCTCACTCAGGCTCATAGCCGATCTCCTCCAGACGCCGGAGCCAGCGCCTTCAGCAGCGCTGCATCTGCCGCATCCCGTCCTCGTTCATCGGCCACAGCGTGGTCATACGCCTGTTGGCTGGTTGGTGATGCGATGTTCTCGGCGGTGTGGGCGAGATACCACGCCTCGGCGGCTTCGAGGATGGCGGCGGCTTCACGTAGCAAGGCAATGGTCGAAGTGCCGATGCCGTAGTTGCCGCGCTCGCCCTTGTCGGCTTCTGCCTTCAATCGCTGGCTCAGGCTCATGGCCGATCTCCTCCAGACGCCGGAGAGGCAGTAAGGAAGTCCAGCGCCGTAGTCATCGCGGCCTCTACCTCTTCGGCTGCCGTGCATTCCGCGAACGCTTCGCGGCGGCATCGCGCTAGAGCCTCTCGCAACTGCTCGGCGTGCTGCTGGCAGGCCTTCTGAAGTGCAGGGATGTCCACCGCCAGTATCGCGGCCTTGCGGGCTTTCGTGATAGTGGCGCGTTCCTGTTGAGCGCGACGAATGTCCACCAATGGCCGTGACAGGGACGGCCGCGGGTCTACGCGACTTTTAGTGGCTTTCTGCCATCGCTCCACCAGTTCAAGCAACTCGCTTAGGCTCATCTCATGCCTCGCTTTATCTGGTAGCGTGGAAGAGTCTTTCGTTTCTCGGCCCATTGCTTAGATGTGATCTGGACGCACTTCACCTGACAGAGCACTTCCGCGAGGTCAGTGGTCAACCGTTCTGCCAGCCAGTCCCCTAGACTCGGCGCCCATTTACCGTTGCGCGTGAATCCTTCGCTCACTTGTTGCGTCCTTCCTCAGTGAGACACCAGAGAGTCACAGCGTCACCTGATATTCCCAAATGCCTTTGGTGGAGTACCGCCGTCGCCGTTCCACCCGATAGGCTCCGAAGCGCGGTTTTCGGAGATCCCGCAAGCGTGCCGAGATGCCAGCCTCGCTCCCCCCAACCAGCGCCTGAATCTCACTCAGAGTGCGCCAGTGCCCATCCAACATCAGTGCTTTCACTTTGGTGAACTGCCCCGCTAACCGCTCCTGATCCAGTGACGGATCAAAACTCTCTCCATCGAACGTCAACGGGAGATCAAGCAGGGAGGGCTGCATCGACTAACTAGCTGACTCCATCAGCCTTCGTCCGATCCATTCTGGGATGTCTGGCACGACGGAGTTTCCGAGGGCGCAACAGCGGTCCACGCTCTCGGATACCCCATGAGCCGTTCGATCCATTCGGGATTGATCTCGCCACCAGTTCTCAGCCACTCGCGGATCAACTCCGGGCACCATCTCAACGAGCTCCCGATGTTCGCGCCGCTCGGTCGTTTCCCGGTCATCTGCTTCCGGTAGCACGTAAGCGCGTCCTTGTCGCGTGTCAGTCCCCCACGGAACTCGCCCATGCTGCGGTCGGGCGTAGGCAAGTAACCAAACCCTGTCGCGGATATGGGGCGCACCAAAGGACGCCGCTGGTAGACAATCCCATTCCGCATCGAACCCGCCCTGGGCCAGGTCGGACAGAACTTCGTCCATTCCTCGGCCCCTGGTAAGTAGGGCTTCGACGTTTTCCACGAGAACGTAATCGGGTCGAATCTGGCAAACGATGCGGGCGAACTCAGGCCATAGCCATCGTTTATCGGCTCTCCCGAGTTTGAGTCCCGCCGAAGATACAGGCTGGCAGGGGAATCCTCCGCAGATGAGATCGACTCGCTCAAGGTTGTGCGCTCCTACTTCTCGAACGTCCTCAAACTTCGGGACATCAGGCCAGTGCTTCGACAACACGCGACGGCAGAACGGATCGATTTCCACCTGCCACTTACAGGTCATCCCGACTCGCTCCAAGCCGAGATCGAAACCACCAATACCGGCAAACAGCGACCCAAACGTCACGCGACGCTCCCAAGCCCGATGTAGCGATACTTCGCGCGTTGATACCCAGCCATGTAGCCGCGCACATACAGTCGGCGCTCACGGCGGTTCAGACCGGTGAAGCGCGGATCCTTGCCCTCCAAGAGCCGCGCCGAGCGCCGTCGTTCACGCAAGGTCGCCCCACACGACCGGCCGCACGTCTCGGCCTTGTCTGCCCGCTTCTGCGGCTTCAGGCGACGACAGATGAGGCACGTCCTCACTTGCCCGCCCGCTCCTTCGCTCGTGCCACCAGCACGGCATCCACAGCCTTCCGCACGGACTCTGAGTCGTAGTCCAGATTGCAGCGAGCACAGCGCGTCTTCACGGCTTCTTCGATGTCTCCCTGTTCGATGTCTGGCCGCTGCAAGTGCTCGTTGAACTGCAACTCCCCGCGTGCCAGGACACACAACAGCGCGTGTGAGGGCGTGTTATCTACCATCTGATCGCCCCACCAGTCGGATGCACATCCTTGAACTGCGCAATCTGTTCGCGTAGCCGGTCCTCATGCGCTGCTTGGGCCACCGCTGGGCCGGGCATCCCGCGCACGCACGCCAGCGCTCCGAGACGGCTCAAGATGTCTCGCGCCTCCGACTGACTGAAGGTTCGCGCGTCGGCTCTCCGGTCATCGCGTGGAACCGCCCGTGGGCGTGGCTTCAACTCCAACCCGCACACTCCGAGGGCAGCGGCGATACGACCAGGGTGAACCGGAATCTTGTGCGAGACGCAGAGCACCTTGATCGCATCCGACAGATCGCCAATATCGGCTATTGGATTCGCCGTGATGGCCGCTCTCGCGAGCGCGATGTAGACGCCGTAACTGGTCTTGTCAGGGTGCTCGCGATGCTCGGCTTGGTGGCAACTCACACAGAGCACGTCCAGATCCTGATCCCACTCCGACCCCAGCCGCTCGTACGTCCGATGATGCACCTGAAGATTCCGCCCCGAGTCGCACCGAGAGCACCGATACGACGCACGGGCCAATGCGCGATTCCGCTGCGTTCGCCATTGAGGAGATTTCAGATAGGCCAAATAATCGGGCGCGTTTTCGCGTCCGGCACTAACTGGTTGGTATACATCAGGCGAGTGCAGAGGCTTGTTCACTGGATAACCCCGGTACGTTCTCTGTTCCCTGCTTACTGCTCTCTGAGGATTGGATTTCCGTTTTTGCCGTTCACGAGTTCCGTCAAGGCATCGCGTGGTTTCCCGTTTGGCAAACCCGAAATGGCGTTTTGCCAAGACTTCTTTTGGTGGATGCCATTCGGCGGATTCCACCGAAACCAGCTTTGGATCCAGAGCCATTGACTGCCCTCATCGAAGGTCCAATCGAAGGCTGCCAGGATCGTGCTCATGCGCTTCTTGACTTGCACTGTGCTGATCCCAAGATCCTCAGCGGCGAGCGCCGGCGAGAAGCGATAGCAGCCGATCAGGTTCGTCTGAGGGCCAGTCACGAGATAGAGCGCCAACACCTTCTCGCCCTCACTGAGCGCCCTGAAGGCGGGATGGCGCCACAGATGCTGGTACACGCGTCGGTAGATGTCTCGCTCCGGCTTCACGAATCACGCCTCCGGCGGTAGTGCCAGCACTGATGGGGTTGGGAGCCTTCACCCGCTCTCGGGTTCGGCAACTTCTCGGCCAGCGCCAGTCCGCGACTCGCCAGCGAGATCAGCCGATCCCTGGTGCGTGTGAAGCGCTCTCCCGATTGCAGCGACAGAGCTGCGACGGTCTGTGGCGTGTCCGTCAAGCGCTCGAGTAACGCGAGCGTGCGATCAGAGACGTGCGGCTGTGTGACGGGGGCTGGCCGGCGATGCTGATCCTGCATCTGTTTCAGAATCGCGCCGTTGAGCACCACGTCACAGGTGAAGC